ACCTCTTCACGTGATTCAGGTTTTGAATATGTCCAATAAAAATCCTTTACAACATCAAGATATGAAGTGATTGCTCTTGCACCCGCAGCTATTCCTCTTGTTGGAGTTGCTGCAGAATTGTTTGATGTTTCTATCTTTTTTAATACAGGTAATTTAATATCAAGTGCTAAATTAGCGTTTCCTGTATTTGCAGTGTTTGTTGCAACAGGCTGTGAGTTTTCTATACGCCAAATCATACATTATTATTTATCTGTAAAACGTTACTTAGTCATACTCCACTGATTGCTTAGGCTACCACGAGAAACACCACTATCACCTGATCTAAACGAGTAATTTGTACCACCTTGTATTAGACTTGTTACACTACCTGGTCCCTGATTAAGCATTCCTGAGTTTGTTTCCTTAATGGCTGCTACATCGGGATACATTCTTTGTAATAACAGATATAACTCCGGTAAATATTTTGTGTTTTCTGTAAGTTTTGACTGTTGATCAGCAAATCTTTTAGATATCTCATTCATTAATTGCTCTGATGATGGTGAGGAAGCTGATGGTATAACAACCTTTGGTGCTTCTACCCGAGGTGAAGAAGACATACCTGGCCCTAGTGAGGTTTTTATTTGTGTTCCATCATCTTTAACAAGTGATGATTGTTGAGATAATTCTTTAAGTCTATTTTCGCCATATTCGATTAGCTGATCGCCGGTTTTTATTTTTTGATTTAAATCATTCCATTTTTCTTCATAGCGGCCTGTTAAACGATCCCACCTTTCTACTAGATCATCTGCTGCTGCTTGACCTAAGCCAATCACACCACCTGTAGCCGCGGCTGCTTTTATGGCAACAAATCCAACACCTGGTATAAACGCAAGTGGAGCTGCTATAGCAGCTCCTGTAGCGGCACCAGTAGCAACTTTTTTGCTATATGCTGATACACCCATAGCAGACTCTGAATAAAGATCCTGTTTTTCTGACTCTGCAGCTTTTTTGATATCATATCCGCTTTGTGAGGCAATATATGCGCGCACTTTTTCATCTCGGTGTCTTAATCTTGCAATTTCATCTTTATCTGTAGTTTGTTTTATCTGTTCAGTAAGAGCAGCAGATTCACCTTTAAGTGTTTCCTTTCGGCTAAATTTGCTTTGTGCAGTACCTTTAAGTGCTGCAGAAGTTAGCGCTTTAACGATGTCAATAGCATTATCACCTTCTTGAATACCGGCATTTTTAAAATTATCAACAAGTCCTAAAACAGTTCTAAGCATTCCACCTATTGAAGGGGACATTTCATCAATAGCGTTAAGAGCAGCAGATTGCTTGCCATAATCGTCACTGAATACATTTGCAAAATGTCCAATAAAAGTACCTATCTGACCGAATACGTCCATTATTTTGGACATATACCCAGAGACACCTTCATAAATTTTTGTAAATATACCGCCTATAGTTTGTTCATCAAATTTTGGCCAATCGGATGGTTTATCGATATCTAACTCACCTAAACTCACATCAAATACTTTACCAGCTATTTTAGATATAAAGCTAGCAACCGGTGCTATACTTGGAAAATCCTCTGCTAGCATCATTAACCCTGCTGTAATGTCACCACGCGAACCACCTATCATTATACTAAATGCATCCCTTATACTACCATAAGCACTTGTTATGGGCTTAATAAATGTATCATTGAAATATTTTTTAATATTAGACCAAACCTTCTCTAAGCTAAATCCTTGCCATGCTTTTTGAAAGCCGCCTGGTGCAAGCATTTGTTGCTTGGAAGATCCTATCATATTTGCAAGCCATTCTGCACCGGGTATAGCAAATGCAAAGTGTTTTATACCTTGTTTTATGTTACCCTGAAACAATTGCTGGAAACCGTCATATATATCAAACAAATTACCTATAAACGGGAGACCTCTTAACCATTCTTTAATAGTTTTATCATGGGGTTTTATTTTACTAATAAATCCTGCAATACTTGTACCAATTCTACTATTCCTTAAGTCTGTAAAGAGCCTTCTTACTAGTGGAAACTTCATCATGCCGTATGCAAGAGCAGCAACACCGCCAAATAAAAGAACAAATGGTCCTAAAAGCTTCATAATACCACCACCTTCTTTCTCTTTTTTACTATCCTGTACATCCTTTAACAAAGCACCCATCTTTGTATTAAGCATGTCTTGTTGCCTTAAATTTTGTTTTTCGTACTTTGTTAAAGGTTTATAGTCAAGACCAAGTTTTTCTTTTTTACTTTTTCTTCCTTCTACATCTATAAAATCTTTTTTTGTTAAAACAGAAGAGGTTAAGGCTTTAAATTTGCTGGCGGTTTGTTTTTCTTGTTTGTTAGCTTGCTGATTTTCGATTTTTTGCGACTCTTCATAAAACTCTTGAAACTCTTTCCATGTTTGGCGACCCTCTTTATGAGCTAATAGAAGTTTAAACAAATTACGATCTGTATTGAGATAAAACTTATGCAGAGTATCACGTACTGAGCTTAAATCGAGACTGCTTTTATGTGTGTATTTAACAACATCATACAATGACTTCTGCATGTTGTTACTAATCCTTTGTTGCTGATCATATAGCATGTCAAATTTACTGCTCATTTGACCGTAAATTGTCTTTAGCTCTGTATTAATAGAAGAAAGATGCTTTGCATCGTCTCGGAGATAATTTAAAACATTTAGTATATCCTCTACACTTTGATCATTAATATCCATCAAAGATATTTATACAGAATACCTATACCGTGAAGAAGTTTCCGTCTATATCAATTACTGTATCGTCTATTTTTGCATAGGATATTTCGATATCACGAAACTGTTTGACATAATCAAAAATTTTATTAGTGACAGTAGAAGGTAAATTCTCTGCTACTGTTATTCTCTCTTTTATTGTGAGAGAGTTGAAGTTAATTTCTTTATCTTGTATTTTAATGTGTTTTATGAACTTTACAAGTTCATATATCACTAGCTCACCAACAATTACTTTAATATCATTATTAGGAGATGATTTAATTCTATTGAGGGCGTAGGTGCTCAACTCCTTATCAACATTTAATGTAGGGGCTCCTAATGAAACTGTAAAATTCGTGTCAGCGATGTCGGTTTTGAGTTTACTTCTGTCCAATGTAATAGTAGGATAGAGATTTACCAAGCCGTTTAAGTCAATTTCTTTGTCTGAAGGTGATTTATATTTGTTGTCTAATGATTTTGCTCGTATTGCCACAGCAATTGCTGTTCTATCAATAGTATAGAACGAGTTTGTATCAATAGGATCGATAATATTTTCGGCAATTATACTGTTCATTAAAATATTAAAAGAAAGCTTAATTAAATTTTCATCAATCGATGTTTTGAGCAATTCTTTTTGTTGTTTTAATGTGAGTCTTTTAAATTTTACTTGTTTGTTTATAGAGGGTACGTAAATTTCTAGTGATTCCTCAACACTTAAGGTTTCTAATTGTTTGAGAATATCTGCGACAGTGTTATCCATATAATTATATATAGTTATTAGTCAGTTTATCAACGTGCAGCAAGTGGATTCATGTGGTTTTGCTGTTTATTTTCCTTGTTTTGTTCTTTTCTCTCTTCATTATATAACCTAATATAAATATTTAACTCTGCTAAAGTAGAGTTGGCTACAACACTAAAAGGTAAGCTTAGTTTTGATGTTAAAAAATACTCTAATTCATATAAAGAAGTAAGTTCTTTTTTAAAAAGAAGTTTTAAAAACTCCAAAGTAGTATCGGAAATAATACTTGGATTAAACTCAATGGCCTGAACATCAGAAAAGTTTGTTTTAATTGATAGAAGAGATAGCTTGTTAATGTTATCTTCAATAAGTTTAACATGTTTTTTAGCATCCTTGAGTATTAATGCAGGTAACGATTGAATAATGTCTGATTTAAACTCGGTTACATTTTTCTTATTTATAATAATTCTTTTAATAGTAGCTAGTGTGACACTTTCTTCACTATCATAATATAGATCTTCAGGTATACCGTATGTAATTTGTATATTACCATAGTCAACCACTGTACTATTCAATGTATTAAATAACCTTGGATCGCTTATACTATCAATAATTTTTGATATTTCATAGACAAAATTATGAAGTTGCTGTGTTTTGGGGTTAGATAACGTTAATTCTAGTGTAGGGAATACACAAACTGATCTAATAGTCAATAGAAGTATTAATTTATCTAAAAAAGTAAGCTCTTCTAACGTATCAATAACAAGATCCTTAATCAATTTATTAAAAGCATTATCAATATAGGTATTATTATCGTTGTGAATTAGCTTAACTAACTGTTTATAGTCAGAAAATTTAAATTCTTTAATACCTACACTTCTATTAATACTTGGAAGAAAAGCAGAATATAAAAATTTAGTCACACTTATAATTAGTAACCTATTGTAATGGTATCAACCACCAAACGGTCTAAATGGTACCTGAAATTGTGTACCACCAACAACATTAGAAAGACTACCGTCTGCAATTTGATTAATAATCGACCCGATTGGTAAATATAAACTATCAGCTATTGTATAGTTAGTATATGTCCATCTTGTAGTTAGAACCTCTAATTTTTCTTCACCGTACTCTAAGGACTGCTCAGCAATATTATATGGGGCACAATTGTAAAACATCCACGTTTTTCTAGGAACCATAGATACATTTTGAATAGAGCGTGAATATTGTAATATCATCATATTTGTTTTCATATTTTTTTCATCATATGAATTGCCTACAATGTCGTATCTATCATTAGGACGAGCAACTAAACCATAATGTGATGTAAGTATAGACCACGGTCTTATGACTGAATCAACAAAAGATGCGTTTGATTCACGGAATTCTAATACTAACGTCGGTGGCTCTGTAGCTCTTCCATTTGCTATTATACCTGGTAAAAACCCTCGGTTATTTGGTACTGAAACAGAACCTACATCATATTGCTCTGAGGGTATAGTTACACCATGTACAAACAAACACCCTAAAACACGCTGAAAAGGATATTGTTTCAATATGTTTACAGCTGTGCTGATATCAAACCCTTGTCGACCACTGTCAACACGCTCTAAAGCTTGTATAAACGATGAGTTTAATGCTGCCGGAAAACGTTCAATTATTACAGCCCATTGAGTGACCATCGGGACTGTTGTAACCCACGATGTCATTTGTGAAAGAAAATAATCTCTTGCACTTATTAAAGGTACACCAGGTATATTAAATCCAATTAAATTGGATATCTGCGGTGCAAAAGGGGGATTGCTTCCCGCGAATAAACCGCCTACATTATTTAAAAATGCACCAAGAGGATCGTTCACCTAAATATTTAATTTAGTAAACTCTTTTTATACCGTTCTTGTAAAATAATGATATGAAACTGTAGCAGTAAACTCTACTGTAGCACCTGTACCTTCAGCAATGTTGTAACTAAGAGCACCAACAGATCTTGGTGAAACACCGATAAGACTATACTGCGCAACTCTATTCATTTGTGTATCAAGTTGTACTAAGTCAATAACCGATGTAGGACCGGGTGTAAAATAAAACCCTGTACTGTTAGCATCGTCAAATACATAGCGCGACCAGTCTTCAAACTTTTGTCTTATTCTTGAGTTTGCATCTGTATAGAATGTTAGTGTATACGCTTCACTTCCTGGGTATACAGCATTACCTGGTAAGTTGAAATTTAACCCCATGTAAGGAACTGGTACATTTGTTATTGCTCTTTCAGGTAATGATGCTGTTTTGACATAGACGAGATCTGCTTCTTCATCAAAACGAAGAGGTTGACCTGATGCATCAGTAACACCGGGTGTTGAAATTGACAGGACACGGAAATTGAAATCGCGAGCGAATTCACGGTCACGTGCTACCCTGTAGAAGTTTTGGATGAGTTGATTGACGTCTGCCATAAAATTATTTAATCGTTATGATACTATCTCCTGGAAGTTTGTACCCGTTCTTGTGGCGTAGAAGTTAACCAGGATGAACTCTGCAGCTCTTACTGGTTTCAAGTAAATATCAACTACTAATGTATTTTCGTCGATAACTTGTGGTGTGTTGTTTCTCTCGTCACATATGATCAAGTAATCATACAACCCTTGTGTATTCTTAGCTAGATCGAAAATAGGTGTTAGAACATTCTTAACCTGTGTTCTGGTAAAGAGTGAGTTAGGCTCAAATACATAGAATCGTACAGTATCGCGTGTACGCACCTCCAGATCAAGGAATAACCTGCGTACGTTAATTCTATCAAATGCACTTGGTGTCTTTTGAGCTGTCTTTTGACCAAATATTACAAATCCTTCGTTCGGGAAGTAAACAACAGGGTTGATAGATATCTTGTACATACTGTCACGTTGTGTCTGTTTAGGATATAACCCGAGATCTGTAACACCTGTTATTAAACCACGTGTAAACCCTGCGGGAGCAAACCACGGTTGTGTATTTGCATCGGTATTAGCCATGGCGCCTGCAGCAAAACCTGAGAACGGTACCCAAACCTGTCGATTTGAAGCAACATCCGAGACCCTAGCTACGTTACCGTAAATTGCTACATAGCTGTTATTAATAGTGCTAAATTGGTTTCGTAAAGGCCAATAGATGTTTGAAGAGAAGTTCTTATTTGGATCATCTAATGTCTTGACGTTTTGACCTTGAACAAAAATATTTGTTAGTGGGTCGGCAATGAACATATGATCTTTACGACGATCTTTTGCAAATGAAACAAATGGTAACGTGGCGGCAAGATAGTTTTGAACGATCTGAGGTCTGCCTGTACTGGATTGACCGGTAAGTGTACTCATAGCTGACTCATATGATACAAAGTCATCAAAGTAGCCGGATGTTGCGGGATTGAAAGAATTAGCGTAAATTGTACCTAACCCAGCTTCAACAGTAATTGAAAGTGGGTAAATTTCAGCATTTTCTACTTTTTCAAGCATTGTCTCAACTTTTGCAGGAACATTACCAATAACTTTTGTTGCTACGTCTTGATTAGAATAATCACCGAGAGCAACTAACTTATCTGTAGAGCCTATTCTTCTAATAAGGTTTGTATATACAGCTTCTGGTGCACCCATGCGTGCTTCATATTCAGCTGCTGATTCACCAGCAATAGCTGCAGCTCTTGGTGCGCTTAAGAAACGGACTGTTTTTTGTGGTGTCCCGGTAATCGATAACCATGATGTTCCTGTGTCCTTATTAGAAATATAAGGATTAACGAGAGTTGCAATATTGCGGGATGCATCATCAATATTTTCAAGGAAAAAGCTTATTGCAGGTCCACCATTTTGATTTTGCTGTTGGCGATAGAAGTCAAGAGAGCCTACATACGCTTCCTCAAGAAGATAATCAAGTGCTATGGTATTTGGTGAAAACACCGACTGTCTTAATTTGAAGACACCCATTGCAACTGTATCATTATAGTCACTATTTGAAATATCAAATGAAGGTATGTTTTCCATAACTTCTGAGACACTTCCTTCTAAGCCTGCAGAAGAGGCAGAAAGCGGAAAGTTAAGTCTTACATCAGGGATGCTTACATAACGACCATAGTCAGGATTACTACTTGTTGCAACCGAAACATATGTTGCTGATGTGTTTAAGGAAAGAATACCTGTTACATCGTCATAAGGTGTTGAAGGGTTAAGATTTGTGTTATCAATAATACCAACATAGTAACCTTCATATTTAGTATTAATTGTTGACTGTGATTTATTTAAAATGACTAAACCAGCTTCACCTAGGCTTGCTACATCTGCAAATTGACCCGTGGTATTACTTAAAAATTTCCATGTAAAGGCATTTCCACGTAAAATATTTAAATATTCCTGTTCTGTTAATTTAACGTGTACAGGGGCTCCAAAATACAAACTACCATTGGAAATTCTTAAATCATTACCTGTTACACCATTTGAATATGTAGCTACAGGGTAAACAATGGCGCTATAATCGTTTGAAACATCGACACCACGATTTGCACCATACGGCAATCTATAGACCATTACGTTTGCTGGTGATTGAAATACCGCTTTTGTAGTGTGATAAAAATATCTCTCAGCACCATTTGTAGGTGTTCCAAAAACTTGTTCAAATTCAGAAATTGATCCAATAAGAATAGGTTCATTAGTAGGGCCTTTTGATGCGAACCCAGAAATAAAAACTGTTGTAGGTGGTGCGCCTACCGCTCTCAATGAGAGGTCTACCTCATTTATTTGTACACCAGGACTTTGTATAGTTGGTCTTGCCATATAAAGTATTTATATTTTTTTGTACACACTTTTTAAGTGTTTACAAATTTTCTATGCTCGAATCAACAGGTTTAACAATAAGTTGTGAATAACTGTATGTAAATTCAGATTCTAACTCACCTGAATCTCTGTAATTATAATTCACACCGCCAAGTGATGTGGGAAAAGAGTCTGTATATAAAAATTCAACTATTCTTTTATTGTATTCGTCGAGAGCATAAACTGTAATATCTGATCTATAGTCTAATTTAGGTTTAACAGGCAATCTATCTTCTTTATCATATATACCTTCTTTATCATGATTTAAAAGATTAAGCCACGAATAAATTACCCAATAGTTGTTAAATCTGTTGTCAATAGTAAAATTAACGGTATTAGGTGTATATACTTGTCTGGCGTGACTTGAAATAGCTAAGTTTTGACCTGCATAGGGTACATTGACTTCTGAAATTTTTATTGATGGGACTATCGATCCGTATATTGAAAACTGTAACGTGTCTGGCATTATGGTGTTTTCAGAACGTTCAAACTTCGAAGCTTTTTGTCTTAAAACCGGTGGTATAGTCAGTACCATTAAAAATTTGTCCTTCCTTGACTTATTAAAAGGACTTTGAATATATGATACGTCGTTTGCCATATTAATAATTTATAAAAGTTTCCATCCTTGGCCCTCAAGATCGCTCAATTCAGAAAAAGATTCTTCTTTATTGCCTTGCATTAATATTGGTAAGGGAACGTGACCTTCGTTATTTTTTTCATTGGTATATATGGAAGTGGGGTTTATAAAGTATTTTATACCATAATCCAAAGGTTTTATTTTTAACGGTTTTTTGTTGTCATCATACTGTTCGATTTCAAAATATTTTTCACAAAGCTCATCTTCTAATATCACTAAGGCCCAGATGAGACTCATGACCCTATCATCCCAACTATCTGCCCCTGGCTTAGCGCCCCATGTACCGTTCGGGTATCTTACGAAATTTTTAAGTTCATTTAATGTCTTGAGATCACGTATTTTGACGGATTTAAGCTCATTAACCCAGTATCTCATATTAGTCACACCTTTATATTTTGTATTAGTGTGAGCGACTATACCTGGTTTGTTAAAGTTAAGCTTTCCGGCCTTAGCACCATATGAAACAATATTTTCGTAATTAAAAGTAAATTTAAGTTGATCAACTACCTGAGCACCGCAATTATTTCTCTCAATAAGAGCTAGAGGTGAGCCCCAGTGCAACAAAATTTCATGCAGCTTGGTTGTAAAATTAATAGGGCTTATTGTTCTATTATGGTAAACAGCTACCTGTTTCATATTTCTTAAATCCGTTATATCAAATATCTGTATAACACTCGCTGCTTCACCAACTCCTTCACTTATATCAACACCTGTAACATAAATTCGGTCTTTATCAGGCTCTTCCCACAGTAAATACTTTCCATCATCATAAACATAGGTAGGCTGTGTACATTCTTCCTTTAGTTCATCAAAAAGTTTTTCATTAATTGCACTCTCTCCTGTTTGTAAGAAGACATTACCGAATTCTTGATCGAAAAACTCTTGACTACCAAGCTCTCTAATGGTATTTTTTTTCCATTGTTCATCTCTTCCCGGTACTTCCCACCAATCAACCCGCTCTGCATGCCATCCGTTATTTTTATCAAGATCAGACTCCATAGCACCTGCATATAAATCGTAAAACAAGTTACCTGTACCATTAGGGGTACTCGCTACAAATATTTTTGATTTTTTTGAAGAAGAAATAATAGGGTACACTGATTTCCAAAAGTCTTGAACCAAATGGTTATCAATAAAAGCAAGCTCATCAAGAATTAAACAGTTACAACTATCTCCACGACCTGCATCACTACTTGTAGTGGAAATACCTATACTCGACCCATTGCCAAGCGTCATAGATGTCTTACCATACTCCACAGTGCCAGGTTTTAGATAGTTGGGAAGTTTTTCGTACGCTAACCTGACGCGTTTAAATATGTTAATTGCTGTTTGTTCCTTGTTAGCTACTATCAATATACGTTGATCTTCAAAAAAACATGCAATCCATAATGCATATATCGTCATTAGTGTGGTTTTACCGATTTGGCGGCTGGCCAACAAACAGACAAACCTATTATCACGTAGCCCCCTTAAGATGCGCTTTTGAAAAGGTCTTAATTTAATTTTTATTTTACCTTCATCGAGATTTGTTATATAAAAGAAATTTTCTGCAAAATAGAGTATGTTTTTTCTACACTTTTCAATATCCTTTACCCATTCAGGGTGATCTGCATAATTAAATACCGCATCGGGTGTAGGTAATTCTTCTTTCCCTAAATAGAATTCTTTTTTTTGATTTTTAATCGGCATATAATATAAATACTTATGCATGAATCTCATTCGAACAATGGAAGCTGTTGGTAGCCTATACGAAGAAAAAGTATTTGTTCCCAAAGACACTTTTAAAACACAAACGGAAAAAAAGGTTATAGCAGCAAAGCCAAACCCTAAAGCATTTGTTTCTAAACCATCCGGTCCTGAGGAAGCCGATGGAGTACAAACAGAAATATTAGATCCTAAAACAACAAAGGATAATAATTTTTACGAGCCTAAGAAATTCTCACAAAATTGTGAAAAAACAGAAACAGAGACTATAAATAATTTTATGAACAAATCTATTTTTGATAAACTCTATGAAGATGTAATGTCAGACCGCGAGGATGGCGTTGAATCAAGTGATCTCGATGCTCTCGGTCTTCCTGGTGAAGAGCCAGCAGCAGAAGAAGGCGGAGATACAGTAACAGTAACTCTTGATAAAGAATTAGCTCAAAAGCTACATGATGTACTCATGGGGGTTCTTGAGGGTGAAGTCGAGGATGAACTCGAAGGTGAATCTGATTCAGAAGATGCGGAATCATGTGCCGACGACAATGACGAAGATGAAAACACATTAGGCGAAGCAACACACCTCGAAGAGCTTCCAAAATCAAAAGGTGAATCTTTACAAAGTAAAAACAACAAAGTCGGTGATGTAACAGCATCCTTAACATCAAAAGGTGATGGAGAAGGTGCGGTAACTGATGAATGTGGTACTAAAGATACAGGTAAGCATGCTTTAGTACAAGATCTCGACACAGGCAACCTTAAGGGCAAAAACAATAAAGTTGCTTCTAAGACATCAAAAGTTGGTGCTTATTTAGCAGGTCTTAAATAAACAAAAAAATCAAAAATAGTTTTAAAGGGCCTTAGTAATAAGGCCCTTTTTTTTGCTTAAATAAATATGTGAAGCCGTTTAAAGATTACTTTGGATTAAAAAGCGTTGAGCCTGTTAAAAAACGTCACATGCATCCTGTTGGTCGTGACCCCATATCACACCCCAACACACCTGGTAAATTTGTTCCTGATATGTGGAAAACAGATAATGATTCTATAGAAGAATTTGAATCTCTTAAAAATGTTTCAAGCGGTGAAAAAATTATAAACCATGTTAAAGCTGCAAAACTTCGAGTGAAGTTTCCTCTTAAAAAAGATGGTAAGCTAGGTAATACAGGTATTACCATGACTCAAAGTCAAAGTGACCCTAAAGTTTTTATATTGAAAAAATAAAATATGTCAATAGAAACAAAAGACTACTTTACAGGTGGATTAGAAACGAGTTACTACCCTTTTTCCTTTAAGGATAACGAATGCTTTAGTTTTACAAATAAAGACAATAATCTTTCTGAACAAATTTTACAATCAAACTATTGGCGTGAGCAAATTAATTTATATGGTCAAAGAGTAGACTATTATGTTAATAATTTTACGCTCTCGAGTTCTGACCTGCTTTACGGTGAAGAGCCGACACAACAATTTTCTATTCCTCAGCGCATAAAAATGGCTATTAATCTTAACGACAATGCATTAATGCTAAGTAAATACGGTCTTCTTTCTGAAGATGAGGTAACTGCATTTGTGCATATAAGCGGTTTTTACGAAACATTTGGGTGGGATAGAGAACCGAAATCTGGTGATGTTTTTCAGTTGTGGGAGTTTGGTCGTGGTCGTCCGGGTGGCCGTAACGGTAAATTTTTTGAAATTACTGAACGGTTAGACGAAGATGTAGCGACCATTAACACGTTAGGTGGTCATTATGTTTGGCTTATAAAAGCTAAACGGTTTGAATGGTCGTTTGAGCCCGGGCTGTCTGGTGAAGCAGTTAATGGTCAGGTATATGACGACGTAAAGCCACCGAATACACAAGGCGCCAATAAGCCATATAACTTTGATATAAACCAAGAATCAAAAGTAATATTTGATTACAGCAAAACAGATTATAGTGATGTCTACGGTGGTTACTATTGATCTACCTGCTCATACTCATCGACCTTTAAGGCATTATAGTCAGGCAATTTTTCTTTTCTGTGAAATGAAATAAATGAATCTGCATCGCGAGTTGATTTAAAAACCGCTTTATACACTTTACGGTTTGCATCAACAAAACAGTATTCTATACCTTCATCGTGTTTTTTAATATTAAACAATTGATAAGTTTGTCCGTGAGGCAAAAGATTGCCAAATCTATTGCTACTTGTGATAGGTGCCCTTTGCGGTGCTACTGTAAAATAGGTTCCTGCGATGTAGTGCATTTATGCATTTCCTCCACTAATTCGATTTGTTTTAGTTTATCTAATTCTGTTAATTCAAATTTCATTGATTCAAATCTCTCAGAAATATATTTTTGGAAGGCGAGAGGTTTAATCCAATCTGTATCTTC